GATAATGTATTTTTGGAATACAAATGAAACATTCAGAAATGCAATTACAACGGCTTGGAATGCTATTAGTCAATGCTGGGCTCTTGTAGGATTTATTTTCGGTGGACTTGTTGGCGCAATAATCGGCGGATTAATGCAATTATGGGTTCAAAATGAAACTTTTAGAGAAATCGTAACTACAGTATGGAATTTTATAGCGACAGTGTTTCAATTAGCTTGGTCTATAATTGGTGGAATAATAATGGCAATTGTTAATGGAGTTATGACGCTAGTTAATGCAATAGTAAATCTTTATAATACAAACTCAACTTTCCATGCTATTGTATCAGCCGCTTGGAGCGCAATAGGTGCATTGATTCCTGCTGTAATTGGAATGATAGTTGGAGGCCCAGTTGGAATGTTTATAGGTGCATTAGTAAGTTTGTATACCCACAATCAAACTGCAAGAAATTTAATAAATGCAGCATGGAATGCAATCAAAGCAGCTGTATCATCAGCAATATCAGCGATAATAAGCAGGATTCAATCCGCTATTTCCGCCATGCAAGGGTTAATAAACGCTTTCCAATCGGCTAGTAAATTAGATTGGGGAGGGATAAAAGCTGGTGGAGCACAATTCGTAGGAGGAGTTAAAGGGATTGTCACAGGTAAACACGCAGTAGGAACTAATAATTTCCAAGCACAAGGTGGTGGGGGAATGACTACTATCGATGAGCATGGAGATGAAGCTATTTGGTTGCCAAATGGCTCAATGGTTGCAAGAAACACAACAACTAACGATATGTTGAATAATTTAAAATCTATTAAAGCTAATACTCGTGGTGGACTGAAAGACAGTGGAACAGTTGTTACAAATAATAATCATTTTGTATTTAATGTTAGTGGAAATGATGAAACACTAAACGAATTAAAAAATGAACTTGAAAAATTAGGAATAGTTTAGGAGGTATAGAATGCAAGTATTAGATTTTTTAAAAAAAGCAATTGCAGGATTTGAAGCACAAAAAGATAGACTTGAAAAAATGTATTTAAAATATTTTGGCATAAAACCTAATGGATTTTTAGGTACTATACCTCTTTTAGTAATTTCGACCGATTATAGTCAAGATAATGAAATAACAGGCTACAAATCGTATTTAAAAGATAATTTTAATGAAAATATGTTTGTGAATCCATATACATTAAAAATTGAGGTAATTTTACACGGTAAAGAATGGAAAGATGAACTCGAGAAATTAGTTAAAGAATCAAAAAAAAGAAATTATACAACATTTATGTATACTAAATTTGATAAGGTTTATGCTCCACTTGCAATAACTAGTGTCAGTTACTCGGAAAATTATCAAAATTATACTAGTATAAAAGTTTCGATAAATTTAAAAGAAGTAAACTTGTTAAAATTTACTACAACTGACGGAAAGACTACAACGAGTGCTTATGATCCAGAGACTAATACCCAAAATCGAGAAATGTCTGAAGTTTCGATGAGTGAATCAATGAAAGGTGGACTTGGAGATGATCCTAGAACAGGAGATATTAAAGCATGAGAAAATTATATAGTTTTGATATTTTATATAAGAAAAATAAAAAAAGTAGTTACAGAATTTTATTAGACGATGGAGAAAAAACGTTGTTAGTTACATTGGAAATTTACAATATAAAAGAACTTTGGTATTTAGATGTAAAGACGGATAACGAAAATTTACATGTGGGGCAAAGAATCAATGCATATGAAGATTTGTTCTTATTGTGCAGAAGACGATATAAAGAATTCCCAAACGTCAAAATGATAGCTTTACCAATCAATTTGAATGGCTTTGATGTTGAGTTTACAACAGAGACAGCTGGAATATTACAGGATATTATGGTGGTGGTTTAATGGCTGAGAACATAGGAAATACACAAAATAACGGAGTAAATGATAATTACTATATTTTGTGGGACAGATATGCAAAAGTAACTTTTAAAGTAAAAAATGGAGATGAAACAGAGGAAATTGAATTTGAAAGATTTCAAGTTGAAAATGGAGTTGATTATTCGCCAGATTTCGAGATACAAACTGAATTTGATATAACAGAAAGCACTAATATTGCTAAAATTGTTATTTATAATTTAACAGATGAAATGATTAAAAAATTAAAAAAAGGTGTCGAAGTAGTTATTGAAGCTGGGTATTGGAATGATGGAGTAAATAAAGATATTGGTGTTATCTATAAAGGGATTATCGAGAGTTTGAAAGGAAGTTGGAGCAACGCTGATAAGAAATTTGAGATAACTTGTAATACTTATAATGATGAATACAAGGACACAAAAATAAATCTTAAAACTGGAAAAGGGACAAAAGCTAGTACAATAATAAAATTAATTTTATCAAATTTGGATAAATTAAAAGCTGGGACAATAGAGCTTGGTAAGGATATTGATTATAAAGACGGAAAAACAATGCATAACAACGTAAAACACATCTTTAAAGAAATAGCAAAAGATACTAAAAGTGTTTTTTTTATAACAAATGGAGTTGTCACTTTTCAACCACGAGATAAGATAAATAGAGGTATTTTAGAATTTGATCCGAATCGATTTCAAGATGTAAAAGAAAATGACGGCACTTATACATTGAAAAGTATATTTGATCATAGATTCCAAGAAGGTTTTAAGATTAATTTGGATTTAAAAAAGGAATTTGAGCAACTTGAAATTAAAGGAGAGTATCTTATCACAAAAGGTAAGCATGTTATTAATTTTAAAAGCGATGCATACACAGAGTTAGAAATAAAAACTAAATTTGATGATGAAGAAACTAAAAAAGCTAACGAAATCGAAATTGTTTCTGGAAAAAAAGGGAAAAATGAGAAAGCATCTAAAAATAAAAAGAAAAAAGCAAAAGAAAAAGATGATAAAAAGAGTAAGAAAAATGAAAAAAATACTAAAAAAACAAGCAAAAAAGAAAACGAGGTTAAAAAATCTAATAACACAGAAACTAAAAAAACTACAAAAAAAACTACTACAAAAAGTAGCGGAAATAAAAAAGAAAAAGACTGGGATAGAATAGTGAGAACATATGGAGTAGGAGGTAAAAAGTGAGAAAAAAAACAGTAGGAGATCATATAGAATCAATGATAAGTGGAAGATTTGATAATTTGAATACTTTTGCAATAGCTAAAATTGTTGAAGTAGATAACTCTAACATGAGCTGTAGTATACAAATGTTAGATATTCCTGAACTTTTTGGCACACGTGATGAAGTTGAAATAATTGAAAATGTTCCAATTGCTCCAATTTTTTGGGGGAGTAAATGCAAAGTAAATGCTCCATTAGCTGCAAATGATAAGATTTTAGTAGCTTTTTGCCAACATGATACATTTAACGCAAGAAATACTTCTGAACCTTGTGAACCGAACTCTAGTGCAAAATTTGATATAAATAATGCCGTTGTAGTTGGACAAATAACAAGTGATGCAGAAAAGAACATATCGAACGACTTTTATATCGCTTATGGTGGAACACTTGTGGCAATAAACGATAGCGGTGTCAATATAAAAGGAGGTTCAATCAGTATAAGTGGGCCTGTTAAAGTTGACGGAAGTTTAGAAGTGAGCGGAGACGCTACAATTGGTGGAAAGTCATTTTTAACTCATACAAATGGTGGATTACCATTGGATTAGGAGGAAATCATGGAGAGTGTAGAAAGTTGGCTAACAGAAAAAAATGATGATAAAGAAATAGATGTTGCAATCGGTAAAAATATTATATTAAGTTCAGAATTAGAAAAAATAAGATTACGTTTGGAAAATAAATTGAGGTTATTTTTTAACGAATGGTTTTTGCATAAGAATGAAGGTATTTATTGGCTTAAAAGAAATGAAAATAATGGACAAATAGGAAATTTGTTAGAAAAATTTAATATAGAGGCCCAGGTCAAAGAAACCATTTTGTTGGATGACGATGTGGCAGAAATAACAAAGTTCGAAAGCAATTTTGAAAATAGAAATGGAAACTATAATTTTAAAGTGGAAATTTTATTGAAAAATGGAAAGACTTTAGCGTTTTAGAAAGGAGGAACAGTGGATTTTGGAGTAACAGAAAAGGGATTTGTGTTAAAAAGTTTTACAGATATTATGAAAGATATAGAAAATAGGTACAAAGCAAGATTACAAGATAATAATTATGTTTTAGATTTTAATACTCCAGAAGGGATTCATTCTGAAGCTATAGGTTATGAGCTATCGCAAATATGGGAAGAATTGCTTGAATTTAATAATCAAATGAATCTAAATACAGCAACAGGGATATATTTAGATTTTTTTGGGACTTTACTGAGAACTCCACGAAAAGCAGGGGCTTATGCAACTGGACAGGTTAAGATAACAGGAGAAAAGAATAAAGTTATACCAGCACAAACTATTATAAAATACGCTGAAAAAGAATACAGGCTATTATCAAACGTTGCGTTGGATAAATTAGATAATAATGAGTATTATGGGATAGGGTTTATTCAGGCTCTTGAAATCGGAGAAGAAAGCAATATCACAAGTGATGTTACTTTTACGACTGAATATGAAGGAGTTGCTAAAATTAAAAATGATGCGGATGTAATTGGTGGTGCAAATAATGAGAGTGATAGTCTTTATAGGGAAAGACTTAAAAGAAAGGAAACAGTTGAACAAACCGCTACACATGCAGCATTATATAACGGATTAATGGCTTTGGAAAATATTAAAAATGTGTTGATATTAGATCCTGAGACCGAGCCAGCTACTGAAGCTGGAACAGTTAAAATATTTTTAGAAGGAACACCAGACAACAAAATTTTTGAAACTATTCTGGATTTGAAAGCGGACGGAATATTAACTCTTGCAGATTCTAATGCACAAACTTTTGAAAAAAAAATAAAAAGAGGTGTATTTGAAAGAAAAATAATATATAACATCATAAAATACAGTACGTTATTAATAAAAGTTGAAGTTTTGGAAACAAAAAATTTAGATGAAAAAGATAGTCGTTGGACAAAACAAATACAACAGGAAATTTTAAATTATATTAATAATCTAAAAACAGGAGAATCTATTAGTTATTTAAAGACATATTCAGAAGTGTTAGGAATTGACGATATAAGAAAAATAAATCTAAAAATGGGATTAACAGAATCCGATGTTTCAATACAAAATTTCGACAAAATATTTACAGTCCCGGTTGGTCAAAAATTTCAAATCAATGAAAATAATATCGAGGTAACTTATGTTTAAGAATAGCGAAGAGTATACGGATAAAATAATAAGTAGATTTCCGCATATGTACAGAAGAGATAGAGAAAGCAACAATTATTTTTTACTGAATTTATATTTAGAAGAAATAAGGCGAGTAAGCAAAGGAATATATGAACTTTTGAAATCTTTAAATATTATGGAAGCAGAAGGTTATGTATTGGACAAATTTGGAACATCTTTTAATTTGAAAAGGGACACGAATGAAAATGATGAAAATTATAGAAAAAGAATACTTGCGGAAATTTCAAGGAAAAGTAAAAACGCAACTTTTGAAACAATCTTAAATGTACTCAAGATTATAATTGAAAATTACGAGCAGAATATATTTATTTTTAAAGAAGGGATTATAAAAGATAGAGTTAAAAATATAGATTTTAAAGTTAAAAATGGAAGTTTTAAAGGAAAATCTGAAACGCAGTTTTACAAAGAAAAAGCAGGAAGCATTTACATTATATTGAATAAGAGACTGTCTGCATATATAAAAAAGAGCATCTTGAATATTTTGCTTGAAATAAGAGCGAAAGGTGTGGAAATAACTGTTGATTTTAAATATAAAGTGCAAACAGCTAATTATATTTCAAATGGGGCCTTTGTTGGAGTGAAAAGAATTTTAAAAATAGAGGATAGCTTTTATGATGAGATTTTGCAACAAAAAAGTTATGAGAGTAATTTAGCAAGAATAAATGTAATAACACAAGAAGGAGTAAGATAGATGTTAAAAAAAATAAAGGATTGGATAGGAACGAATTTGGATGTTTACAAAGTTGAAAACGCAAATGATGTTGGTGCTGGATTGGTTAGGCATATTTGGAAAGGTGAAGAAACAGCAACTCAAGTTGGGACAACATTGTCAGCACAAGTAATGAATGATTTACAAAAAGGATTGGTCCACACTCTAGATACAATTAGAACTGTAGGAACTAACAAAGATATCTACGAAGTTGCATTGACTGGAATCGAAGAGTTTGGCGTATTTGACGGATTAAAATTGTTAATTAGAATTGATGGAGAAAATCAGTTCGAGGATGTATTTTTAAAATTAGGTGGTACAGAATATCAGATTTATCAATTAAAAAATAACACGTTCGAAAAGATTGACAAAGGAATTTTAAAAGACAAAAAGGAATATTTGCTCAACTTCAAAAACAATTCCTTTATTTTGTCAGATAGCACTTTGTATGGATCACAAAAAGGGACGGCACTAGAAGGGAATCGGTTAGCTGAAATTCTAGGATTGCAATTTGGTGGAAATATACAAGACATCGGAAACAAGACGAAAGGGAAATTTTATTATGACAGTGTTACAAAATTTTACTACGAATGTATTGAGGATAATTCTTTAACTTACAATGATTCAGGGAAATTTAGGGCTATTTCTAATAAGCCGATTTCGGACAAATTAGAAAATTTGTTCGGAGTTCAAAAATCTCGAGTTGGCTCAATTAAATTTGCCGGCATTGAAATCAAATGGGGAATAGTTCCGGATGGAGCTTCTACATTGCGATTCCCAATACCTTTTTCTAACGCCTGTTTTAATGTGCAAGTTAGCCGTTTAGGGCCAACTGTTAATGATACAACAGGTTCAGGTAGTCCCGGAGCTTCAACAATTTTAGCTATCTATAAAACTCATTTTGATTTAGATAGTGTAATTGGAGATCGTGATAAATCCGAACTAACTTACTTGGCAATTGGTTACTAAGCGATTTCGATTTATTAAATTACTAAAATCTAAAAGATGTACAAAGTCAATAAAATCAGCAAATATTTTTCAAAAATCTGAACAA